ATCATAAAAATAATCGGACATATCTGCTACCTCTCAAAAAGACTATCCTTCTGCTAATTATTATAGCAAAGTCCGCATTATAAAAAGTGGTGTAGCTAGACGAATTTCGGGCGCCTTGCCACCCGAAGACGTCAGGAACGCTGAGAGGACCCGTTGACCCTTGTTGGATGTCTTTTATTCTTTGCCTGAGTAGAATAATCGGTCCATCTGCAGTTTGATGGTTCATAATTTCCATCATTGTTTATGCGGTCAATACTCAGTTTGATATTTGGTTTATAACCATTAGACAAACTCCACTTACAAAATGCAGGAAAACTAAAGTGCCATTCATTACAAATAGAAATACCTCTTGCACCATAATCCTTGTACTTTGGATGAGAAGAACTGTAACAGCGTCTTTTCATGTTTTGCCAAGTGTAATATAACAACGGATATTGATCCTTTAATACAGATCTTTCTGGTCTTATTGCTTTTGCTTTTCTCTCTTCCTTTGCTTTTCTTTTCATTAAGCATCTGAACCGCTTACAAGCAAAACAGTTCATTGAGGTTCCATTCCTTAAATGACGTCTTATTATTGTTCCTCTGACAGTTTTTGTATAACCGCATTTCATACACTTTACCTGCCACATTGCATTGCCATCATTATCAGAAGGCGCCTCAGCTATTACAACAAAATCTCCTATTGTTTTATTTAAAATGCTTAGATCTTTTTCCATAAAACCACCGTCATTTCTATGAGAAAAATTCTGAAAAAATAAATGTAACTAGAAATTGTTTATGAACTGCTGATACATTTTGTCTTTGAATTTAGCGTTGCGTTCTTCAGACTTTTGTAAGTCCTGCTCATAAAGAAATGTCTTTGGTTCATTGCTTTTAAACGGTTCTATTCCCAGAAGCCATTTTGCTGCAATGGTTGGATCTTTATGAGCACGCATATAATGTCTGCAGAGTCTTCTCATTTTCTGATAAGAAACACCGCGCTCTTGACAGAATAAACGCATGGAGCGATAACACTTACCTTCAAATTCAAACACCTTCATTCATAATCCTTAGCTGATTGAGAATCAACTGTTCACCTCTTCTGATTAAGTCACAGATAGCCTGAGTAGTAACATACTTTAAAGCTGTATCTACAGCAGGATTGAATTCAAAGTAGTTTGAACAATGACGTCGTTTTATTTTCTGCTCTTTGTTCTGTTTTTTCAGAATCAGGAATATCTCATCAGGAGATTTACACTGGATATAAAACATGTTGAGCAGTTTATATAGATTAGGCTGTTTCTGTTTTAATTCACAGAAAGCCTTATCAATAATCATAGCAGATTCATCAGAAATGGTATAAGTCTGATTTGATGAAGTGTGTCCTGGATAACCAGAACATCCAAAATAGCGTGACCAGATTCCATAATTATGCAACAAACGTATATATTCAGCAGAGCTCTCTGCAGTAATAGCTTCTCTTATTTCTTTAGTCAGCATTTTCCAAATAGATTCCTGCAAGCTTAATCTTTTCCAATTTCCCAAATTCTAGCTTCGACTAATCCTGGTAGTCTTACTAGTCTTTGCCCTTTCTTTATCTTAGGTTGCTCAACTACAGAGCCTCTAATAACAGTCAAGTGGTCAATTTGGCTATCATCAAGCCATAAGCCAGCGTGAGTGCATACGTCTTGAAAGCCTTTTAGGATATTATCCAAATCTCTACGTCTGCCATCACTGAAGTGAACAGTGATTGATACACCTACTCTACCCTTAATTTGCTCAAATCCATCAGTTTGGTCTTTTAGCTCATGTAAAGCACGAGCAAACCAACTTCTGTATTTACTTCCGTTAGTAAGTTGGCGGCCGCGTGTTCTAATTAACCTCTGATTTGCACTGACTGGAACCTCAAATCTAACTGTAATCACTTTGTTACTCCTGCGTTGTATAAATTGATTTCTAAGAAAACGAATAGCCTGACTCAGTAAATCGAACTGCATCACCATCGAAACGTAAGTTGATGTCACCAATGCCACCGTTACGATTCTTAACGATGTAACATCTACCTGATGCTTGTTCACGTGTAAGCATTAGTACTAAGTCAGCATCTTGCTCAATTGAGCCTGAGTCTTTAATGTCGCTTATTTGCGGTGTTGCACCTTTACCTCGTTTCTCAATATCACGATTAAGCTGCACTGGCGTAATTACAGGACATTGGTATTTAATAGCCATTGCTTTTAGCGTCTTAGATAATTCACCAATAGCGCTTGCCTTTGTTGTTCCTCTAAGATTTACAGGTAAGAGCTGTAAGTAATCCACACAGATAGCACCAATGCCACCGAACTGAGCGTTAATGGATTCACATATACTTTGAATATTCTCTATTCTTAATCCTGCCTTATCACATAAGAACAAACGTGGGCTTTTACTATCATGAGCAAAACATTCTTGATTACCTTGAAGTAAATCATGGTATTCGTGAGGCTCCAAGTTCATAGTTTGAATTTTCTTGCCACTTGCACCGGTAATAGTTGAGATCATGCGTTCCATTACTTGAAAGTTTGGCATTTCTAATGAAAAGTTAATAATAGGAGGTAATGTCTTATCATTACGAAGCATGTTTAAGATTATGTTTGTGCTAAAAGCTGACTTACCAACACCAGGACGTGCACCTATGATATTTAATGTTCCTGAGCGTAGGCCACCATTTAAGTGGTTATCAAGTAAGCTAAATCCTGTTGGATATATCTTTACCACTTCACCTTGCTTGATATGCTTAAAGTAATCAATTAAAACTAATTGAGCATCTTTATATTCAGCTCTTGCATTACTATCTCTTAGTAAATTTTGGAATGTAACTGCTGCTTTATTAACTAAGTCATCATAAGACATGGTTGACACATTGTTGTTAATGTCATCACCTGCTACCATGCTTGCTAAATTTTTGACGGCATTAGAGAAGTCGCGCTTTTTCTTAAGCTCAATTAAATGATTTACATTGTCATTAAGCATTGGTAAAGGAATGTAATTTAATGCATCGTAAGAGTAAGATCTGCTTAATTCACTTAAACCAATCGTCTCGTCATATTTATTTATGACCCTTAAAACACTTCCTAAGTCTAAAAAGTCAAGCTCAGGGTATTGTTTTAAGATCTCCATTGAAGCTTTAAAGGTACAGTTATTGATATAACCATCAAACTCCAATGTATCAATATTCTCAATCTTAGCTACAGCCTTACATCCATACTTTAGGATTGAGTTAATAACTCGTACTTCACAAGAAGGATCAACATACTGCATTTAGGCATCCTCCTTCTTTGAAGGTTTTAATACATCAATCAAAACATCTAATGCTTTCATTGAGTCTTCTTTAGTCATGTACAACACTGGAGGTTCATTAGTTACAGGTAATGGACTTAACTTATCAAAACGAGTAATAGTCCAGTTGTTAACACCATAAACTTTGTTACAAATTTGAGTACATACAGACTCAGAGTCACCATCACGTGTATAGTCATTGATAAAAGTGACATAGTTACCGGTTTTAGGCATACCCATTAAATCAGCAAAGATAATCTGAGACTCTTGAGCTTGCTTTTGGTATTTGTAAATATCGCAAGACTTGTAAGCTTCAACATATCTTTTACCTAAGACTTCATCACCAATAGTCTGATAGCTGTAGAACTTATGTGTACCTAGCACAATGTAGAAAGCTAAAGCATCCCTTGGATGAGCAAAAACATAATCGGTTTTATTGTCATAACCATTAGCAATCTGTTGCCAGATACACTTAGCTTGCGCATCTACTTGTGCATCTGTTGCTACACCAAATTCAATTGCTCGAATGATGTCACATGGCAATGGTGGCATTTGTAGCTGACTGCATACTCCACATGCTTTTTTAACTGCATCAAGTGAATATCTTGATAGAGCATTAAAAACCATCTTGCGCTCATCCTTAGTGGTAGATTTGCCAAAAAGACTTCTTAAAGTTGTCCATGTTTTACAAAATTCTGTATAATCGTCTAAGATCATTTAATTTTCCTTTGAATTTGAATGTTCATCTTCGATGACTTCACACTCAGTAAAGCCATCGTTTGCACTTTGCTGATAATCGCCTTTATCAGCAGGTGTAAAATTAGTTAGAAGAAGGTCATTTTCTAAATCATTTAAATCCTGTGAAAAATCTTCTTCACTATTAACTTGTTCTGGCTTGTTTTCATTAAGAAGCCAACTTAAAATCGAATCTTTTAAACTTTGCTCAGTTACTTTCTCCCCTTTCTTCCAATATCCCTTTTCAATCTTTGTATGCTTTTGATACCAATAGCGTTGTAATGACTTGTTAAGATCTACTTGCTTTAAATATGGATATTCATTAAGTAGTTCATTTACACAATCGTCGAATGTGCTTTTGACATAATCAAAATTAAAAGATATAGGTGTGTGATTAGAGTGAGTGCCACTCACTAAGGTACTACTAATGTTATTACTAAGGGATAAGGATGAAACGTCATTTTGACTATAGCCCTTTTGTCGTTTTGGCAATAGGCTATTGTCATTTTGACGATACCCTTGTGTCATATTGACTATAGGTGTAGTCATTTTGACCATAGTTACAGTAGTAATATTTCCATGTAGCTTATCAACAGTCTTAGTTATGTATCCGCACTCAATAATACGTTTCCAGGAATGGCGCAGATTAGTGAGCCCCATAGTCGCCAAAAAAGAGCTTAAGTTAGAACTTACCAAAGGTTTTGATCCGCTATAAGTTAGACTGTAAAGCTTTGCGAGCAATGCTCTATCAGTCCAGTTTAAGCGCTGATCTTCCAACCACTCAGCAAGTACAACAAATGTCTCTGTACGCATAAGCAAATAAAACCCTTTATATACTCCAAGCTCTTAAATTAGGATGAGCTAATTTGAGATACTTATACTGAGAATGTGGTAATCCTATTTTCTTCCACATACTTAAAGAAGCATTGGTAATCTGTAATTCAGACATTAGTTTTTTTCGACCTAATTCCTCTATTACTAGGTTAGCCATTTGAATTTTTTTTCTTTGAGAATAAGATGAAAAATCTTGCATAGTTCCTTCCGTTAAACAAATTTAATGGTTTCATTATAAATTATTTTAACGCCTTTTATTGAAAAATGTTAAAAAAATTTAATAATTATAAAAAAGCATACAATTTAAGAGGATACTTACTATGACTGAGCGTACATTAGCTGCAATAGGACAACGCATTAAAGAGCTTGCAGATAAAAAGAACATCAGCCTTAATAAACTAGGATTGCTCATTGATTCAAGCGGAGCTGCAGTTAGTGGCTGGGTAAAAGGAAAGAATTTTAATATTGATAAGTTATCAAAACTTGCAGAAGTCCTAAATACATCTGCTGATTATTTACTTACAGGTGAAGGTTCACCAGAGAAGACTAACATTGTTGTATTTGATGACTTAGATCAAAACACAATGAATGTTGATGATACCTTTGTAAAGATACCTCAATACAAAATTGGATTTTCTGCAGGTGGTGGTCATGTATTTTATGTTGATGAAATTGAGGATGCATCTGAAGCTGGCTATAAATTAAGCTTCTTTAATGATCTTGGTGTTAATCCTCGTAATTGTAAAAGATTTAAAGTTGAAGGTAACAGCATGGAGCCAACACTTAATGATGGAGATTGTATTCTAGTAGATTGCACTCCATTACCAAACTTTAAGTCAATTATTGACAACAAAATTTATTGTTTTTCTTTTAATGGTGAATTAAAAATTAAACGTCTATTTAAAAAGATGAATGGAGATTTAATTATTCATAGTGATAATGCGGCATATGGTGAAGATATACTTCATTTGGAGGATCAAGAGCAAGATCAATTTACTATCATTGGTCGAGTAATAGAGCGTTCAGGTCTTATTTAATCACTTCTATATCAAATAATTAAGCAAGGTTTTTACAGCCTTGCTTTTTTTATCTATCCAAAAGCACCTCTATATTTATCAAGAAATTTAATGTGACACAAATCACGCTATTAAATATTTTTAATAAATATTTTTAACGGCATATTGCATATATCGTTAAAAAAATTTAATATTACTTCATACCGTTAAATTATTTTAACACTTAATGGTGATCAAAATTTACGAGGTTACCTAGTATGAAACAAATAATTAGTGATTTAGTTGCCAGTGTTGCTTTTCTTTTATGCCTAGTTCTTGTCTTCATGGAGTGGGCATGGTTGGAGAGTTGCTATGCGTAATGGTTACAAGATTTTAGATGTTATCAACAACTTCGTATTTGCAGCTGCATTGATAACAGCATTTTTTATCGTTTTATTGTTAGTGGAGGCTATTTAATGTTATTACCTGAGGTATTTAAAGCTTATCAATCACTACAAGATAAGCGTGATGCTTACATTGCTACTTTAATGCAAGGTTGTAAGACTGATGAAGAAGTATTTACCACTAAGCGCTTATATGGTCTTGGTGGTTCTGATATGGCAAAAGTCATGGGCGAATCAAAGTGGGGTTCAGCTTATGAGATTTGGCAAGTAAAGACCTTTAAGCAAACTAAGAATATTAAGAACGACATCCCGTTGGAAGTTGGTCACGAGCTTGAAGAAATGATTGCTCGTAGATATGAGAAGCAAACTGGCTTTACTGTACGTGAGGCTAACAGTGTAGCTATGGTTGGTATGCCTTTCTTAGTTGGTAACTTCGACCGAGTTGTCTTCGATAAAGCACCTGAAGAAGGAGGCAAAATCATCGGCGGTCTTGAATGCAAGACAACTGGCATTAACAACTCAGTCGTCGTTAACGGTGTAATGCGCTCAAAGTGGGGTAAGGCAAATATCTATGATGGTACTACCCTTGTTCAAGAATCAGATTTAATCGACCCAGAGTACATGGCTCAAGTCCAATTCTACATGTTGGTATCAGGTCTCAAATGGTGGGATGTTGGTGTTTTAATCTCTAACACTGAGATTAGATTTTATCGCGTTCATTTTGACCAAGCATACTGCAATCGCATGTATGAAGTTGCATGTAACTTTTGGATTAACAATGTACTAGAAGACAAAGCACCTGCAATCACTTTTAGTGATGCTCAAAATATGCAACCAGAGAAGGATGTTGAGATGCAAGCAAATGCAGACTTAATAGCTCGTGTGCAAAAGATTAAAGAGTATGACATTGAGATTAAAGCCTTAGAAGAAAAACAAGCTTTACTAAAGAACGCTTTAGCAACTGAAATAGTTGATGTTACTAAGGTTAAGTATACAGACGCTCAAGGTAAATCCAAGACTCTATTAACCTTTAAAGGCTCAACAAGAACAAGTTTTGATAGCAAGGCTTTCCAGGTTAAACACCCTGACTTGTATCAAGAGTTTATGAAGACAACTCAAACAGCTCGCACATTACGTATTTATTAAGAGGTACAAACAAATGTTAAACATGGGTCAACCATTTCAGCAAGTAGTACCACAACAAGATCATAATCTTGAAGTGTTGCCAGCTGAGTATCAAACACAACAACCATCTACTCAGATCACTATCAATCCTGTAGCACCTGCACCTGTGCATGCAGTAGCTCCAGTAGAGAATGTAGCTAACAAGATTGAATATCCTGTACTAAATGAGAAAGCTTGGGACTTTTGTCAGAGAATTTCAAAGTCAACCTTAATCCCAGAGTCAATTAGAAGCACTGAAACTGCAGATCATACAGCAGACGTATACATGATTATGAGTCTTGGTAATTCCTTAGGTCTTAACTTCATGCAGTCACTATCAGGTATTTATACCGTACCTGGCACTGCTCGACCTGCTCTATATACAAGCACTAAAAGAGCATTGGTATTAAGAGCTGGTGGTCTTATTGATGAAAGATGGGATGAGCAGTCTAACGCTGCAATTGTAACTATAACTCGTGGTTCTCAAAAGTATACTCGTACTTTTGGAGTTCAAGAAGCTATCTCAATGGGCAAGATGTTCATTGATCCTAATGACGGCATTGCAAAAGGTGTAAGAAGTCGTTCTGGTAATGCATCACCTTGGGCTATTGACTACAAAAACATGTGCATGATTAGAGCTTTATCGCGCTGTTGTGATGCTGCTTATGCAGATGTCTTAATGGGCTTAAGTTCCGTTGAAGAATTGAACGATTATGCAACCTACACAGAGGAGCCTACAACAACAAAAGAAACTACAGCAAAGTTAACACCTGCAAGTGAAGTAAATCCAACTTTAGCAGCTGCAATTAAACCTAAAACAACACGTAAACGTAAAGAAGTAGAACTACAGCAAGAGCCAACTGTAGAAGTTGAAGCTCAAGTCTAACCATTACCATTTTAATGAGGGAAAATAACTATGCAAACTTTTAATCCTGTACCTAAAGACGGTTTAGGCGATTTTATCAATACAAAGAATTTGCCAGATTGCACTCTGTCAGGAATTTACAAGTGCCGTATTGCCAATGCAACTTACAATCATGGCACCAGCAATAAAGGCAACGAGTTTTCAAACATTACTTTAACTCTTGCTGTGCTAAACCACGGTAAACCATGCCGTAAGTTAAATGTAAGTGTATTTATCTCAGGCACTTCTCAAGCACTACAAGATTTACTTTACTTCACTAACAGTAAAGATGCTCAAGGTAATTTGTATCTTGCAGATCCTGTGCACAAAGAAGGCGACAAAGATGGTAAACATTGGTCAATCGATACTTTTGACCAGTTCATAAACAAGGATGTTAATGCAATGGTTACCTTCCAAGGTATGGCTGTAAGCGCAAAGACTGGCACTCAATATCCAACATTTAATTTGCTAGGTTTCTGCTCTGACACCTATCAAAGTGCTGCGGAGCATTATGCAAATGCACCTGCAAATCTATATAAGCAAACTGTTAATAAGTTACTTGGTCAAGCACCTAGAGTGCAAGCACAACCACAACAAGGTTATGCTCCACAAGCACCTGCTTATGCTCAACAAGTACAGCAACCTTATGCACCACAAGCTCAAGGTCCTGTAGGTCAAGCTTATGCACAAATGCAAGCTCAAGGACAAGTTGTAAATCCTGATAACAAGGACTTAAACGATCCACTACCATTTTAGTTAACTTAGTGTGGTACTCGTAGACGATTGGTGGGTGCTCCACGTGCCCACCCCTTTTTAGGAGGTCATCATGATACTTGAAGTAGATAACACAGAATGGACAGCAATAAGACTGGCAATGGAAACTGCGTACAAAAGCTATCTTGAAGCAAAGGAACAGGCTTCATCAGAGAAGCTAAAGGAAGGCTTTGATAAGACAGCGTTCCTCTACAAAAAGATACTTGATGAGCTAAAAGAGCAGATAAACAAGCAGACTAAAGACTAGGAATACTACAAAGAGGAATTACAATGGAAGAATTAGCACTCATAACAAGGAAGGATGTTATAGCTCTACTAGGCTTCAAGTCTATTCATGGCTTTAACAATTTTCTAAAAAAACACCCTGACTTCCCAAAGCCAGTTGATAGAGATAACAGCTTTTCTGGACGAGTATGTTTCTTTAAAAAAGAGATAGAACAGTACTTAACAAATGCTTTTAAACGTAAGGATTAAAAAATGATAACCATCTTTGAACTGAAATTTTCATCATCAGAAAGTTTAAGAAAAGAAATGGGCATTTTTGGCAGTAAGTGGTCAGGAAGGCTAGACATCAAAGACTTAATAAGAATGGCTTTTCCTGAATCAACTGATACAGAAATTAAAGCTAATTTAAAGTACTTTATTGAGCATGGCATATTTAAAAAGAGCCCTGTTCCACCAAAAGCTATTTATGACAATTACTGCCATGAGTTTGGTTATTCATTGCCTTATGACGTTAATGGATATGTTGTTCATGAAGAGCAAAACAATGAACCCAAAGTGGCTCAAAAGGTGGCGCATATTGAACCAAAAGTAACAAAAACAAAGGTGGAAATTATGGATATTAAGAATCAACAGAATGATGAAATGGCAAAAATTAAACAAATGCTACTTGATGAGATTGCTATTATCCAGGATGCTAAAAATTATACCAATGCAGATGGTGAAGTTGATCTGCAGAAGGCTGACATGCTGTTTAAGAGAGCTGAAGCAGTTAATAACATTGCCGGTTCATTAAATGACATGAAGAAAACTGAGATTGAAGCAAAAAAGCTACAGCTTGATGCTGTTAAAACAGCTCTATCTCATGGATATGAAGTTAAAGTTAACGGCAATCTTTTGGGAGTTGAAATCAAGTGAGTACAAAGGGCAAAAAATGGACTAGAAAAGATCGAAAGTGGTCAGATGAAATCACTGAGTATGTGAAATCTGTCTGCCCTTTACGTGAACACGGTATTAACTCCAGAAGAGAACTTGCTGAAGCAATCAATAAAAGATTTGGCCGTGATTTTACAGATAAAGCTGTATGCGCTCACTGCTATGACAAAGGCATTCAGTTAGGTTTGTGCAATAGCAATTCAGATGTGCCACGTGGAGAGAAACACTGGAGACATAGACCGGTTGGATCATTTCAGATTAAGAAAGATTACGTAAGAATCAAGGTAGCAGAGCCTAATCACTGGATGCAGTATCAGCGTTACGTATGGGAGCAAAATCATCCAGGACAGAGTGCTGAAGGTAAGACTGTTATCTTCAAGGATGGTAATAAAAGAAACTTCGACATCTCTAATCTTGAATGTGTTGAGCGCTGTGAACTTTCTGTGATGTCTGGACTGGGATGCACTGCAGAGAGTTCCAGAGAAGAAAGAGAGCTGTACCTTCTAAGAGCAAGATTAGTATGTGCTAAATCAAAGATGTTAGGCCCTAAAGAAGCTGCTAAACGTCATAACAAAATGAATTATGAGAGAAGAAAAAATGATCCTGAAGTAAAAGCCAAAAGAGCTGCATATGCAAAACAGCGAATGGCAGAAATTATGGCAGATCCAATAAGACATCAGGAACTTCTTGAAAAACAGAGGGCATACAGAGAAAAAAACAGAGAGCGTATCAATCAATGGGCTAATGAGAGAAGAGCTTATTTAAAAGAGAATGAACCGGATAAATATATGGCAAAGCTCTTAAAAGAAAGAGCTAGAGCACAAGCAAGAAGAGAAAAGAAATGATAGCTTCAGAAATCTACAAAAGACTAAGAGAACAAAACGGCGATTCTTATCAGCTTGTAGTGGCCATTGAGGAATTATCTGAATTGGCCAAAGAGATCACCAAGTGTTTAAGGAATAAAGGAAATATTGATCATCTGGCAGAAGAAGTTGCTGATGTTGAGATTGTAGTTGACCAGGTAAAGCAGATCTTCAACGTTCAAGAGAAGGTTGAACTGAAAAGGTTATTTAAGTTACAGCGTTTAGAAAAAGGTTATAGATAAGGAGAAACAAGAATTGATTTTTAGCTAAGCGCCAAAAAACGCAAATTTTGGAGCTTAGGTTAGGCGTTAATAAAATGAAAGAATTTTTAAATGCAATGAAAGAATTATCCGTTGACGTTATTTTTATTATTGTGGTTTCAGTTTTGGTGATTTTCTTCGAGGAGTATCTGTAAATGAACGATTTTACTGTTTTTCTTTTAGGAGGAATCATAGGTTTTATAGGTGGAATAGTCGCTATGGGAAAATCATGCGATACTGATACTGCTCTAAAACTTTCTAATGTAATGAACGCCTCGATGCTTGATTGTGTAACGCATAAAATCATTACTAAAGAACAGGTGCATGATATTGAAACTGTTTTTCATAAACACATTGAAGCAAACTTCAAACATATAAAAGCTAATCATGGTGATAAGTGAGGTAGAAGAATGAATAGAAATACACCCAAGCCAAACGAAGTTTACAAGCACTTCAAAGGCAACTACTACAAGATTATAGCAGTAGGACACCACTCTGAGACTGGAGAAAAGCTGGTAGTTTATTATGACCTGTCAGGCGAGAATAGCACTTTCTTTGATCCATGTATCAGACCTCTTGATATGTTCATGAGCGAAATAGATCATCAGAAATATCCTGATGTTAAACTGAAATATAGATTTGAAAAGGTGACCTAGGTAAGCATTATGGCAGGAATAGTAATCCCAGTATCATTAACAACTGAACAAGCTAACCTAATCATGGAGCTGATTAAGCGCCGTGTGCAGATTATCGAGGCCATTCACAAAGAGGCAGGAGTTATGACAGATGAGACAAAGAAACAGCGTGACGATTTAAGAGATCTAGGCAACTGGATATGGGATTGTTTTGGTAATGAGATTGAAGAGAAGAACTTACTATAATGACAACTGAAAATTCACATAAGATTTTTGTGACAACTGGAAGCAGCAATCATACATCAAAAAACAGAGCCGGTAACGATCTATATACAACAGATCCTAAAGCTTTAGAGCGCTTGCTTGAAGTTAAAAAGCTTCATAATTATGTTTGGGAATGTGCTTGTGGCTTTGGTCATCTGTCAGAGGTTCTAAGAGCCAATGATTATAAGGTTTACAGTTCTGATATTAAGAATTATGGTTATGAACACCAGGATGAAGAACTTGATTTTTTATCTTATTCTCAGGAAGGCATTAAGGAAAACTTTGACATAGTTACCAACCCACCATATTCAAAAGCGTTAGAATTCTGTACTAAAGCCTTAGAAATTATTGATAATGGATATTACGTGGCCATGTTTCTGAGACTGCAGTTTTTGGAAGGAAAACAGAGAAAGATTTTCTTTGATAAGTTTCCACCAAAAGAGATCTATGTTTTTTCAGATCGCATTAACTGTTTAAACCCATTTGGAGAGAATCAGAAAAGCAGTGCAATCTGTTATGCCTGGTTCATCTGGGAAAAGGGTTTTCAAGGCCATCCTTCTGTGTACTGGCTTTAATACATGGTCCTAGTGAGGATCTAGGACTTTATAAATTGACAATTTATGGAGTGACTTCTTATGGCAGCATTATTTAGCATCTTAACATTGCTATGTCTGGTATTTTTTGTAATAGGCATTTTCTCACCAAAAACATCTTTATTCTTTATGGCCCCAGAAAAAAGAACCAGAGGCAAATCAGCTCTGATCTATTTTGTAGGTTTTATTATTGCAAGTTTTATTTGTGCTTCATTTGCCCCTCCAAAAGAATTAACTGAAGAAGAAAAAATTGCATTAGAACAAAAGAAAGCTGAAGAACAGAAACTGCAGGAACAGAAGAAGGCTGAAGCAGAAGCAAAGGCAAAAGAAGAGCAAGAGAAAAAAGCAGCAGAAGAGCGCGCTCAGAAACTAAATGACTTTAATGAGAAATATAAAGATTTCGTTTTAGGTCAATACAATGTGAATGTTCATCATCCTAAGTTTGTTGAAGAATTTATTGAGGTTAATCCAGAATTAAGTAAGGATGATAAAGATAAATTCAGAAAGTGTCTCAGTGAATATGCTTACACTAAAGATAAGAATTTAAAAGCAATTGAAGCTATTGGATGGTGTAAGAATGAAAAGCTGAATAATCCTGAAGCATTTGAAGATCATATTGACCTGGACAAACTGTTTACACAATTCAGTCCATGGGATGGTTCTTTTAGACCTCTTGAAGCATTTATAAAAGAAAATATGAATGATCCAAAATCATATGACCATGCAAACACATATTACAGACTGCAATTAAATGACAGAAAGAATCCTAAGGCCATCATTACTGAGGAATTCAGAGGTAAGAACGCGTTTGGTGCCATGGTTAAACAAATGGTTCAGATCGAATATGATATAAACAAAGAAACATTTAGAGTCATTGGACAATAAAAGATAAGGCCCTCAAATGAGGGTCTTAATGTTTTATTAAGCTCCAAAATTCGCGATTTTTGGCGCTTAGCTATTCTTAAGCTCTAATTCAGCCTTTATCCTTTTGTGAGCTTCTGCCCTGCAGTTATCAACATAATCACACCAATCCTGCATTACAGGTCTTCTCTTTTCTAAGAACTCGCTTCTCTGATAAGCTTTTCTAACCTGATTGTCAGAAGAATGAGCAAGACACATTTCAGCAACATCCTCTCTATAGCCCTGCTCTGCTAACCATGTGGCACCAATAGATCGGATGCCATGCGCGGTTTGAATTCCTGCAAGACCTGCCTTTGTAAGTAATAACCTAACTGATTCTTTATTTATAGGTTTACCTTCATGTTGAGGACTATTGCTACAAAATACGTAATCATACACTTTAGGCATATTTTGAAGTAGAACTTTTAGCTGCTTCGATATTGGAACTTCATGAGCGCGATTAGTCTTCATAATTTCTGCAGGAAATTTAATTATGTCATTTTCAAAATCGATCCAAGACCATTTCATTCCTGCAATTTCTCCTGGTCTTGATAAAGTGTAGAATTGAGCTAACATTGCATTCCATACAACACCATAAATGCGAGGCTTGCATTCAAGTGTATAAAATAGCTCTGGTAATTTATCAGGAGTGACAGCAGCTAAATGATTAGCATGCTTTGATGGATAATTAACTTTTATGTGTGTTAAGTCGTGCATGTCTTCTAAGCGGCCTGTATTTTGGACGAAAATAGCCATATCTTTAACATAATCACAAAGCTTGCGTAATGTTTCGATCTGACCTTTATCTTCCAGAGGCTTCCATGCAGTTATGAGGGCATAAGCTGTAAGGTCCTTTAGTTGAATATCACCAAAGATAGGAAGAATATGACGTTCAACGCGTAGCTTCATATATTCAAAGGAACGTGCAACAAGTTTCTTCTTATCATACCAATCATTAAAGGCTTCTCTAACTGTATAAGAAGCATTTGCGCTGATGTCTGGAATAACGGAAATAGTCTTAATCCATTCATTCTTTGCTTGTCTGGCCATAGCAACAGAAACTGCAGGATAGTTGCCTAAACATTTATTAAGAGTCTTATTATTCTGTTTGGCTTTTGCATACCATGTTGCAGTTCCAGTAGGTGCAATTCTTATAAACAGATTCTGTTCTACAGTATGATTGATCTTTTTAGCTGTATCTTTAGCCTTTTTTGCTAGGGCATTAAACTGAATAGGTGTCATATAATTAACCTCATTTTGGTCACTCCTAAAGTAAAAATACAATGGAGTGACTTAAGAGTGACTTATCTTTATGATATGGTCAAAATAGGATAAGTTGGGATAGGTTAATTATAAGTTAAAGCGTATCAGAATGCGAGTTTTAAATGATTTTGGGATATGTTGGGATAGGTAAGAATATTCAGAAATGGTGCCCTAGATGAGACTCGAACTCACACTCAGTTACGAACTACCACCTCAAGGTAGCGTGTCTACCAATTCCACCACCAGGGCAACGCAAACTATAATAC